TTTTGTCAATCTCTAGATCTTTGTTTACCATATCATAGAGTTCATTAAGTATCATTATCACTCACAATCTTACGATGCATTCGATATTTCATATGACGTATATGCAAAAGTTGCTGTTGCAATTACGGGTTCCGTATCTACCACCACTGATGAGAACTGAATTCCACTAATTCCTACCGGGAACATGTCTTTGAATACAACTTTCTTCATTGGATTATACGATGCATCCATGATAAGTAAAGTGCCATCTGTGAAAATATCAGAATAATCTGGATCCCCCGCATATTCTGCGAAATCTTCGGCATTTCCACATGAACGCATCCACTCATATACTTCCATCCAGTTCTTCATCTCCTCGTCAACTAGGAATGAAATTGACACGTTCTCATAGAAGTACCTACCAACAGGCGTTCTAATGGGAACTCCGAACTGTGCCACTGGTAGCTCTAGTGGTGAGATCGTGAGTGATGGTAGATTTACTGATTGTGCAAAATACTCTACGGTTGGTATTTTACTCGTATCCTCACCTCTATCAAACGCCAATTTGAAGAAGTTTGTCGCAAGATAATTGCTGGGGTTTGGTGTACTCATATTAGTATTTATAAAAAAACAACGAGGGTCCGAAGACCCTCGCTGCTTATTTTAATTAGAACTCTAAGATCAGCTTGCGCTACCGTGAAGGTTCTTGATAGCGAAGAGACGGTAGTAGTAGTTACCACCGGCAGTCGCATTGAAGACGCTTCCGGCACCATCGTTACGAGCGAATGGGTTGTTGACCATTCCGTAACGAGTCTTGAACCCGATCTTGGGCTGGAAGGTGTCTTGACCAACCGCACGTACCATCTGGAGGGGAACGTAGGGGCAGTAGAACATACCAGCATCATAAGGGCTAGTACCCTTATAACCGACACAACAGAAGTCAGAACCAGTTGTGCTTGAGTAGGGGTCAATGTAGACTCTCATCTTACCGTTGAGAACACCAGCGAAGGTGTTGCCAGTGTCATCAACATCCAACTGGTTGTTGAGGGCAGGTGAGATGTTAAGGAAGCCACCCATTGCGAGAGCACTTGCAACATCCGACGAGCAGATGATGAAGTTACCCTTACCACGGCGAGTTTCCTTAGCGATGATGTTGGCTTCACGTTCGATCTGGAACATGAGACCACGGAAGCGTTCTGCGCTCCAACGACCATCAGAGTCAGTGTTGAGGTCATAGAGACCACCAGCAGCTATGTCAGTACCAGCGCCCGCGAGTTGCTTACCATCAAGATCACTCTGTTGAGCACCTAGCTCTGCGTTGTAGTAGATGGTACGAACGAGTTCGCGGTTGATTTCAGAGAGGATTTCAGTGCTAAGAATGTTAGCAAGTTCGGTCTCTGCATCAAGTCCGTGAACAGCCTTGAGATCCTGAGCAAGCTCAGTAGTGTACTCAGCTTTGAGTGCTCTGGAACGTGCTTCAACAGCGACACGATCAATGTTGAATGCCATCTGCTGGAAGTTCTGACCACCGAGAGTGCCATCGCTGAGAGCTTCGGCAGTACCAGTGAGCATTGCACGGAAACCATCAGCGAATGGTGATAAAAGAGCCGTGTTACGAGGGTCCGCTCCTAAAGTAGCACCAGCGTATGTACCAGTAACACCGGTTGGGTTTACACCACCGGTTGCACTGAACGCTGCACCCGATGCAGCATCTGCACCGTTAGTAGTACCAGAGAACTTAGCGAGAGCTTCCTGATAGAGAGCTTCCGAACCGGCTCCACCATTACCGACACCAGCACCAGCAGTGTTCTGCTGAGTGTAGCGGGCACGCATTGCGAAGATGAGTCCAGTAGGAGCACTCATTGGCTGAACACCAGCGATGTCATAAGCCATAAGGTTAGGCATAGCACGACGGACGAGGCTGATTAGAACGGGGTCATAACCAGCAAGGTTACCGGCTACACCGACCTGTGGATCAGAGAAGTTACCACCCATTTGGTTGTTGGGTGCTTCCTGTAGGTACTGCTCACGAAGAGCTTTTTCTTGGTTTTCAAGAAGCTGGGCAGTGACCTTCTTCTTGTATGAGTCTTCAATATTGGGGAGTGCATCGTGCTCTAAGAGGGGATCCCACTTTTCGCAGAGAGCATCCATTGGGGCTTGGTTATCAAAATCCATTTTAGATTTCTCCTGTTAAGGTTTTAGTTTAGTTTTAAAAAAAGTTAATATAAAATCAGTGTTTTCTCATCTGGAAACCAAGGGTATCAACATAGTTGTCCATTGCGTTTCCGTTTGAGATCTTTTGGTTTGTTGTTTCTTCAATGAGTTCAACTGGTTCAGCTACTGGAGCACTGTGCTCAAAGTATGCTTCGTGAAGTTGTGACAACTTATTGTTGAAAGTCTGTGCATCTTCGAACGAGATTGCTTCCGCAAGAGCGGCAAACTTTTCAACTTCAGTATCGGCAAGATCCTGAGTATAGTGTGCAAAGAGCTGAGCCTTTGTAGTTTCATTAAGTTGTGACTTAAGGGCAACGTTAGCTTCAAGCTGATCGTTGAGTTCTTCCTGAAGCTGTTCGTTGGACTCAAAGAGTTCATCGAGAACATCGTATCGTTCGTCGGGAACGTTGATGTAGTGAGCTTCGAATAGACTCTTAAGACCAGTGATGAAGGATTCAGCAACATCAGTCTTAATTCCACGCTCAACAGCAAGTTGGTTCTTTTCGATCCAATTCTCAACAACATAGTTAAGGTAGTCATCGAGCTTTTCAGCAAGATTTCCTACAACCTCTTCTAGTTGTTCAGTGAGAACGTTTCTGTAAGACTCGTCTAACTGTGTAGCAAGATCATTAATTTTGGTGTTTACTGCTGCTTCAAAAACAGTTCCTGCACGCTGCATGAAATCTTCTGATAGATCCTGACCATCAAACATGACGGCAAGATTTTCTGCAACTTCCTCTGCACCCATCTGGGGAACAAAGACGGTGCCAGGCTCATAAGCGAGAGCCTTTGCTGCTACGGATGCTTGGTTTGCCTGTGCTATTCCATCAGGAATAACCTCGGTTCCAGCAACCATCTGACCTTTACCAGACGCATCATGAGCACCTCGACCCGAGGTGTCATAGTCTGCCGATCCAGTATTCTGAGAAGCATTGCCTGCGTCAGCAGTCATTTCTTCTTCTTCCTCGTATCGTGTATCTTCCATTTAAAAGCTCCTTTAGCCTATTCTTGGTATTTATATAAGTTTAAAGTCTAGAGAGGAAATCTTTAAATGCATTCAAGGAGGCTTCCTCTAAGTTCCTTCGAGATGCTTGTTTAATCTGTTTTTCATACTGCGCGATCTGTTGTTCGCGGAGTAAACCATTGTCCCAAACCCACTCCTTGCCTTCAAGGATACCATTAACAAAAGCATCAGGAGCAGAGGGGTCTGCTACAATATCAACCGCAGAGAGAATAAAGTCGTTCTGTACTTCATTGACCCCGCTGCTGTTCTTTTTGAGTGATCCCATTCCACGAGAAGATACGCCTAGTTTGGCTCCTTCGTCAATGAGACTCTTGACGATTTTACCCATAGGAGTATCAAGAACTTTTGCCTTACCAATGAAGTTGTTTCCATCAGTATTGAGTTCTTTGATAATATGTGAAACCTTGTCTAAATTTACAGTGGGACCAGATGGGTGATTGAGTTCACCCATTGCACGATTCTGTTGGACATATTCACACACATACTTATCCACTGCTGGATTGATGTGTTGTGTGGGATAAACTCTACCGTTTCGGTTCTTCTGCTCGGCTTGCATAAAGACACCTTCGATATAATAATGCTTGGTGTCACCCTTTTTCTCTACGAGGCATTCAACGTCCTCTACCATTTCTGTTATTAGCTTCATGTCTTTATGCCTTTCTTTTATTAGTGATCGTCGTGGTGACCTTCGGAAAGAATGATCAAGTCATCAACAGAGACACCCTCTTCGATTCCATGTTCAAACTGAACATTGTACCAAGAGACGTTTCCATTTTCGTCTGGATCAGCGTGTTGACCAAAGATTGGTGTTCCTTCGCCCCATGCTTCGGCAACTGTGTCTTTTTTGCCCTTCACTTTACCGGCACATTTGTGTGTCTTCTTTTCTTCTTCAAACATTTCAGGGGCTACTTCTTGGTACTGATCTCTGATAGCAACAGAGAGAATATCATTGAGGTATCCTTCGGTTGCTTTCTTTGCATCAATTAGATTCTCATCTAAGATATGTCTGATTATGTCTAAGCTCTGGCTCATTGGGTATACCTTCCTTTAAATTTTATGCAAAATTCTATAGTATTATGGAAATTTGCTCGTGATTCAACTAGTCTATTAATTAGACGAACTTGGTTTGTTTCGTTAAGATTATCAAAAACTGAAAGAACTTTTCTACTATATTCTGGTTTTAACATACTTTCTGATCCATCAGCTAAGCCAATAACAATATTATTATTTTGCTTATCACATTCTTTTAACACATCAATAACGTCATAATTTGGCTTCCTAATATTTAGATTTTCTTCGTTCTCAAAGACAGTACTAACGGTCTCAAAAACGATATTTTTCTTTTTAGCGTTTATCTTTTCTTTCAGAATAGCTGACAAATTTTCTTTAAAATTATCTTCTTCTTCATTCAAAAAGTTGTGTATTAATGATAGAGTATTCATCCTTGAAGTCCTTGTTGTTCTTCTCCTGATGCAATTTGACCAGAAGCCATTTCTTTATCTATCTGATTTTGCATCAAAAGTATTTCTTCATCGCTCATGCGTAAAATATTTCTCTTGACATATTCTTGTGAAAAATATTGCCCGATAAGTGGCTGAATTTGACCCAACATCTGTAGTCTATTTGTGAGAATCTCATTTTCTTTAAGTTCTGTAAAATATGAGTCTCTATTGAAGATCATTTCAATATCAGGACTGATTTCCATCCAATCATCTTCGGTCAAGATTCCCTTCAGAATACATTGTGCTCTGAGTGTATGTAAGAAGATATGTGAAAATCTAGTTCTGAGTCTTTCAATGTACTTATTGAAGTTAACTTCATCTCTGGTAATCTCCGCAGATCTACCCATATTAAAGCCATTATCAGCTTGCATTCTAGTGATGGGAACATTGAGCGCGGTATATACCTTCTTGAGTAAGTATTCGACATCTTCCATCTGACCAAGGTTCTGTCCACCCGGAAGGGTGCTAATTTCAGTTCCTCTACCACCTTCTCGGCGTGGGAGATAGTAGTCTTCAAGCATTGACATATGATCTCTACTATCGTTGACCTGACCAGTTCCTTGATCGTAGATCATCTTGGTTCGATATCTCTGCATGACTTCACGGAGATATTGTTCGGCTTTTTGTTTGGGTAGGTTACCCACGTCAATATAGAAAACTCTTCGTTCTGGTGCTCTAGAAACACGATAAACAACTACAGCATCTTCGATCTGTCTGAGCATGTTTACTGGGCGAATTGCTTTTTGTAAATATCCGACGACTCTCTTTGAGTTAGCATCAACTAAACCAGAATTTGCATATGCAATTGAGTCTTTGGTGATGTTGATGCCGGCATTTGAAGTAGGATAAATTGAATCTTTATCTGTATTAGTATAGACGTAATATTCTTCTACACCCTCGACCAGAGAAATTGATTTGGAACCATCATTTTTACTTCTATTTACTTTTCGTATTCGTTTTATTTTAGTTGGATCAATGGGTCTAAGTTCAACAATCCCTTTCATGGGATCTTTCTCATCGATTACCATTTGGTAGAATAGCTTAGAATCGACATACCATCTACGAAAAATTTCATATGCTTTCTTATGGAAATCCATAAGGCGAAGAACTTGATCGAATTCGTTCTGAATTTTGATCTTAATTGAATCTGATAATTTAACTTTTCCTAGACCAACCTTAACAGGTTTTCTATCTGTACCCATGACAATCGCTTCATTGCAGATGTCTTCAATTGCATTGTCAACTTCGGGAAAAAGAGCTAGACCTCTGTACTGTGCGATTAGTGCGTTTTCGTTTCGTACTGCACCAGTAAAATCAACATAGGTTCCCAGAATTCCTCCGGTCTCAAATTGATATGATCCATCATATTCATCAGGAGTAATAGCCGATCTAGCCTCTACGCCAGGAAGTTCTGCTGCAACTCCTGCTGTATCCTTTAACGACCTTCCAATTGTGAAACCTAGTAAGTTAATTGCCATTTTTTCTCCATACTATAATTAGTTAACATCTTTCACTGTGTGATAGGAATATTCAACTGTAACTGTAAATTCTACTAATGTATCTATGGAGTTTGCATCCATGGAAATTGGACCAACGATTGTTGGCCAACAATCAATAAGGGTAACCTCTTTGAGAATTTCACTTCCGTTGGCACCTATTTGTTGAATTTTCCAGTCTGTAGTAAAATCATTCCAAGTTTGGCTACTTACGTTGTCTTTGTGATCATTGATTGTATTACTCCAATCATTGAACTTGGTCCACAGAGAGTTCTTACCACCTTGGTCTAAAACTCTGAATGTCCATGGGAAGTAGATTCTATCACCGGGCCATTTTAGAATTCTTCCTCTGTATGGTATTCTAATTGGGTTTACCTGACTCGGTGGTAAGCTCACTGCTCGAATAAAAAATCTACTTAATTGTGGATCGGTTCCACTTCCTACCGCCGTTGGAAATGACATCTCGACATCATAGCGGTGGGTTCTGTTGCCCCCCTCAAACTTATCAATGAAGTTGTCGAGATTATTTGACATTAATATGAACTCCCACCAGAAGATGAAGTGCTACTTGAAGTGGTACTTGAAGTGCTACTTGAAGTGGTACTTGAAGAACCCCCAGATCCTGATGAAGTGTTCAAACTTTGAGTTGTTTGAGTACCAGATAAAGTTCGGAATCTCAGAGATATTTTCTGAATACTAAGAACGAACTTCAATACTACGTCAACAATCAAATTTCCATCAAGAATAATGCCTTCTGGGTTATTTGTATCATCACAAATTACTGAGGAGTCTGTTAATGCTCCAGCGGCAGTCATTCTTCTCAAGATTGATTCGATTGATGCTGTTATAGCGGCTCTGTTAGACGAAGTATTTCCTACGAACATATATTGTGTAACTACACGCGAAATTAATTGATTGATGTGAATATATGTTAATGCTACATTAACGTAATTGAATATTTTTGCGCTAATATCTTTGTTTCCGGTTCTATCTCCTTGCAAAGATACACCAAGTCCTGCAAACGTTCGTATTGGATTTACAAATTTTTTCGCAAGTTCTGTACGATCATCCGCAGTGAGATCATATTGCATTCTAACAACATTTAACAAAGCACCGGATTCAATGCCGGCTGGTGATCCGTACCTGTTAGTACTGGACCTAACTCGTGCCATACATCCTGCAACATCAGCAGCAACTCCAGTTGTTATAAAGTTAGAATCAGTGTCTGTTCCGGTGGTTAAAGTTGATGAAGACCCTAAGTGAATTTTTTGTCCAGCAACATGGAATGTATTTCTGCTCTGGTTTGTATTATCTGTTGGTAATCCCTCCGGAGTGGTAGAGGAAATCGGAGCTGTTACATTGACCTGACAAATTGCAATACAATCTTCTCTTTTTTCGACAATTTCTATGATTGTATCATTCTGTGATGGAGTTGTAGTATAAACACAATTTATTACTGTTGTTGTATTTTCTAGAGTTTGTACAAAATTGTTTGGAGTATCTGGTAGGTTATCTGGTCTACCTACAACAAAACACTTACCACCATATTGTAGGTAGTTTAGAACGGAAAAAAAATCATCACTGAAACCAGTTCGTGTTCCGTCTAGATTAGTAATCGCTCCATTTGGCCAGTTCAATCCCGAGGGATTAAGTTCAACATTGTCTTTATCTGGGGTTTCATTTTTATAAGTCGATACACCGTCTGGATCGAGTCCATCAAAAATATACCAACCCGTATCGTATGTCGCAGAAAGTCTTGAGTATAGATCAGTAGGACTCTCTATTAGCATAGCTCCTGCTGTACGTTCATCTTCAGTTCCTAATGCAGACAATAAATTATTATAGCTCAGAAAACCTGCCGTCCAATCACTAGGTCTTTCTACTGGGGATACAACAAATGATTCTGATTTGTTGAGATCTATGGTAATATCAGTCATACGATTCTCCGGAAGTAATATGTATTTCTAAGGTATTTATAGAAATGAAGTGTCGGACGAGTCAGAAGAGTCTTTCCAGTAATCTTCTCCATCATAAAAGGATGAGGGTTCTTGATCATCAATTGTAGTAGAGAATCCAAAGGGTAAAATATCTTCCTCAATTCTCTTCATTTCATCTTCATAAATGTCTTTTCTGATGTCCATATCAGTCAGATTTTTAAAATATTCCTGTCGTGTGAGCCAAGCAAATAAGACCAAGCACATTACTAGGTCGTCGTTGTGTCCGTCATCTGCTTCAAATGATGCTCCTTTTGCTACAAATGTGTAGAGTTCTTGGATTATATCCATATCGTCTATTAGCAACTTATCGTTTTCTATCAGACTTTTCAGGACAGAGCAGCCGAGCTTCTTGACCGGGGCTGTGGTTCTTACGCCCATCTGAGATTGTGACCCACCAAAACCACTACCAATAACCTGTCCCGCTCTACCTTTATAGACGGACTGTAGGACGTTCTCGTACTCAAGATCTTGGTATAGGATATCCGCGACCTGTGCTCCGATGTCATTGAGTTCAATCAGACAATAGGCTTGATTGTACTTGTCACCGACACTCCGAATAGCAGTAGGATATACAAGTGGTGAAATCGTATTATTCCTGAATCTCGCAACAACCTTATATGGACTGGTTGTTATGTCTACAACAAGAAATGCACTATAGTCCAAACCCTGTCCGCGAGCGGTGTCTACAGCCATCACATAAAGATGGTCCTCTTTGGGTTGTTCATATATCATCAAGCCATCATTGTTATTGTCTATCGGAGATATGAAATTTAGGCAGTGTAGCTTCGACGAAGATATCAGTGTGTTCGTTGAACCAATGAAGTCACATTCAAATTCTGTCTGGAACTGCTGCTCACTGGTGTTCTTTATCTGCTGTTCTTTCCACTCTTGGTCCCTCAGAGGTCCGCCGGGGTACTTGGGAACCTGCGACCAATGGATCTCGATTGGAATGTATTCATTCTTGCCCTTCTCACCCTCTCGTTTGGTTGCTCCCCTCCAGTAATGGTAAAATAGATTGAGTCCGTTTGGGGTTGAGACCATTAGAACCTTTGTGGACTGTCCAGAGGTGATTGTAGGGTACACAGAGCTAAAGAATTCCTCTGCGATATTCTGGGGAACGTGTGCAAATTCGTCAAGGAAGATCATGTTGAACGAACCACCACGGACTGCGGAGGCAGATGTGGAGGATGCTAAAATTCTAGAGCCGTTTTCGAGTTCAATGGATCCCTTATTCCACTCGACGATTCCTTGCTGGAGCCACAGTGGAAGGTACTCATATGCCATTTTTAGACGACTGAGAATCTCTCTCGCGGTTGATTGCTTATTCGCAAGGACCGCAACCGTCATGCTCTGATTGAATAGAACATAGTGGAGGATATACGAGATCATAGTCGTAGATTTACCAGACTGACGAGGCAGCTTTGATATGACAAATCTATTATTGTGGACAGCGTTTACAATTTCTTCCTGATAGTCGTACAGATTGAATGGTACAAGCCCTTCGTCCAGAGACACGACTTTGACGTATTTCTTGATGAAGTAGATAGGATCCTGAGCACACTTCATGTACTCTTTGACCTGATCCTTTGTAAACTCAATTCCAATCCCCGCCGGTTTTAAGTTTGCATTACCTAAATATCCACCCTTTTTACT